TATTACAATTGCTTCTCCTGCTGTTTTTACAGTTACAACTGCTCCTCAACAAGGAACACCTGTTGTTTTTTCAACAACTGGAACACTTCCAACAGGGCTAACTGCCGGAACAACTTATTATGTAAAAAGCATATATACATCAACTATTGTTTCAGCAACTACATTTAACGTATCTGCTACTCTTGACGGCACAGCAATAAATACAACTGTTGCCGGGTCTGGTAATCATACCGCAACATTTACTGCAATTGCTGGTCCCGGCGGCGGTTCAGGCGGTGGTTCTTCAACGTCTAGTGGCGGTAGTACAACGACAGGTACTGGTGGTTTATACGGTGCAGGTGGCGGTAACTCTAACGGTAATGGAACTACAACTTATGGCCTTGGCGCAAAAGGCGTCATTGTCATTACCTATACCCCTTCGGCGGGTACTACGCTTTCATTAGCGGCAACAGAGCCAACTGATACCGCAGCAATTACAGTTTTGGCCGATCCATCGCTTTCATTGGCTGCAACAGAGCCAACTGATACAGCAGCTATTGCGGTTACCTCTTCTACTTCACTTTCATTGGCTGCTACAGAACCAATAGATACAGCGGCTATTTTGACTACCTCTACTACTGCGTTTTCATTAGCCGCAACTGAGCCAACTGATACAGCGGCTATTACGGCTACCTCTACTACTTCTCTTTCATTGGCTGCAACGGAAGCTAAAGACGTTGCGGCTATTGCAGCTATTTTTGCCAATGCGCTTTCATTAGCCGCAACGGAGCCAACTGATACAGCGGCAATTGCTGTAAATTCAAAGAATTTAATTGTTTTAAGTGCTACAGAAACAACCGATACCGCAGCTATTACAGTTACCTCTACTACTTCTCTTTCATTAGCTGCAACAGAGCCAACTGATACCGCAGCTATTGCAGTTACCTCTGCTACTTCGCTCTCATTAGCCGCGACAGAGCCGACTGACACAGCAGCTATTGCAGTTACTTCTGGTAGTTCAGCAACTTTAGATGCTACCGAGCCAACTGATACTGCTTCTATTGCGGCCCAAATTACTCCTGCAAATATTGCTCTGGCGGCTACCGAAGCAACCGATACTATGTCTGCTTCTGTTCTGGTTGGTTCCGTATTTATAGTTTCATTAGCCGCAACAGAAACAACCGATACTGCTGCAATTGTAGCTACTACGACAAAAAGTTTTTCAGCAGGGACAGGGGTTTACACATACACGGGGAATAACCCGTCTCTTAAATACCACAGAAAGATACTTTTTGAGGTAATTTATGCGCCTATGGAGATCAGGACGACTAGCATTTCTGAAGAAATTAGGTATATGGTTGTACCAGCTAAAACTGAAAACGTAGAACTACTTTACGACGACAGAACTGTAATCGCTGAAAGTAGAATGAGGGCTGCCTGATGAAACTTGGTAATTTTATCAAATCCCCCGTTGAACGTAAGCGGTACGAAATTGATTATTCCGATTGGTTGGATACGGGAGAAACTCTATCCACAGTTACCTTCGCGGTAACTCCCGTAGAAACTAGTGGGCTTACCATTAATGGTAATTCTATCCCATCCCCGTCAACTTCAGTTTATTTTTACGCCAATGCGGGCGTGGCAGGGAGCAACTACGTAGTAGATGTTCAAGCCACAACATCGGGCGGACAGATAAAAGAGGACACTGTTTTATTTTCTGTTCGGAGCGCATAATGGACCCTGTACAATTTTCAGAACTTGTTAAATTTTTAGATGAAGCCGCAGAACGCGGGGCAAAACGCGCCCTCGAAAGTATTGGGCTCCACGATGAAACCGCAGGTAAAGATATCCACGATCTTCGAGATTTGATTGATGGGTGGCGGGTTACCAAAAAAGCATTTGGTCAAGCAGTCGTACATTGGGCTACAATAGGAATTCTTGGTATTATTACCGGTATCCTATATTTAAAATTTAGTGGTAGTGGGAAATAATGGACCCGTTTACCCTTATTGCCGGGGCCACAGCAATTTATAACTCTATTAAGTCCGCCGTTGATGCGGGCCAAGATGTTATGGAAACCGCTGAAAAAGTAGGTAATCTTTTTAGTAAAGTAGCGCAGATTGTAACCATTACATCTTCGCCGCAAAAAAAAGGGATATTTCAATCCCCCGCAGAATTTGAAGCGGTTGCCGTTAAACGATACGCTGCAAAAGCCAAAGCCTTGGAGATGCAGCAAGAAGTCAGGAATATGTTCATTAGCCAGTATGGTCGTCCTGCTTGGGATGCTATTCAACGCGAGGTAATTGAAATGCGTAAAGAAGCAGCACGACAAGCGGCAGAAGAATTAAAAGCCCAAGAAGAAGCTCGTCAGGATTTAATTTTTGTATCCAGTATTGTACTTGGTCTTTTAGCGGGTATGGCTGCTATCGGTATAACTCTTATGTTAACAGTAGGAAAATAAAATGGATATCCTTAAAACTTTTGGACCATTGATTGGTTCAGTTGCACCCACCATTGCAACCGCCCTTGGCGGCCCAATTGCCGGTATGGCTGTAAAAGCTCTTTCCGGGGCATTATTTGGGCACGATGGAGCAAGCGAAGAAGATATCCAAACGGCTTTGGCTAATCCAACCGGTGATCAACTTGCTGCATTAAAAAAGATTGATGCAGATTTTAAAACCCAAATGAAATCTTTGGATATTGATCTAGAGCGTATCGCTGCATCAGATCGTGACAGCGCACGTAATATGGCAATCCAAACCCACGACTGGACACCCCGCATTATTGCGTTCATCGTCGTGTCGGCATGGGTGTTCATGCAGTGGCATCTGTTTAGCGGTACAGTTATTCCAGATACTATGCGCGAATTAAGTGCCCGTATGCTTGGTACGCTTGATGCTGCCTTGACATTGGTGTTGTCTTATTATTTTGGTGCATCACATAAACATGAAGATGCCCCGAAATGAAAACCAATTTTGAAAAATGTTTCTCCTTAGTTCTCAAGAACGAAGGTGGGTATGTTGACAATAGCCGTGATCCGGGCGGCGCAACTAATTTAGGTTGTACCAAAGCAACTTGGGAAGCCTATGTTGGGCATCCCGTTACAAAAGACGATATTAAAGCGTTAACCCCTTCCGATGTAAAACCGTTGTATAAGCAGCGCTATTGGGATACCGTAAAAGGTGATGATCTTCCAATGGGTGTTGATTATGCAGTCTTTGATTTTGCCATCAATTCGGGGCCGTCCCGAGCCGCAAAAACCCTTCAGTCGGTTCTCGGTGTGGCAGCGGACGGCTCAATTGGGCCAGCCACGCTTGCTGCTCTTGAAACGTCTAACATACGTGACATTGCTACGCGAATCTGCGAAGAACGCCTAGCATTCTTGCAAGCTTTGCCGACTTGGGGTACATTTGGTAAAGGTTGGGGTCGACGCGTAACAGAAGTCGCGCAAACTGCTTTTACCATGAGCGTAGAAGTATAAGGAACCGATATGATTGAAGAACTTGTTTCCCGTACATTTGCTATTAGGAACGCAGCCCACCTCGCGCACTGGCGTGCAAAAGGCGCTGGTTCGTTTGCTAAGCATATGGCGCTGGGCGATTTTTACGACGACATTATTGAGAAGGTTGACCACATTGTTGAAGCACACCAAGCTTGCAGCGGTGAATTAATCGGCCCAGTAAAACTAGCAGCGCAAGATACTAAACGTGATATCTTAGCCGCTATTACGGAAGACTATGATTGGGCTACAGCGCATCGTGAAGACATTGCTGATGGTAACCCGTCTATCGAAAATATGATTGATGACCTATGTGGTACGTACCAAAAGGTTATCTACAAACTTACGTTCTTAGCTTAACAGGAGTTACCAATGGCTAAAATGTCAAAGAAGATGATGGCTTTCGAAAAGAAAGATGCAGCATCGGATAAGAAGATGGGCCTTAAAGAAAATTCAAAGGCCGATATGAAGATGGATAAGAAGATGGGTATGCCTGCCATGAAAAAAGGCGGCATGGTCAAGCGGGGCAAATAATGCCTAAGAAATCACCGGCATGGCAACGGTCTGAAGGTAAAAACCCCGCTGGCGGTCTTAATGCTAAAGGCCGCGCTTCTGCCAAAGCAGAAGGGCACAATCTAAAACCACCAGTAAAGAGTGGCGATAATCCTCGCCGCGCAAGTTTTCTGGCACGTATGGGCGGTTCACCCGGACCAGAACATGATGATAAGGGTCGCCCAACGCGGCTCTTAAAGTCACTTCAGGTTTGGGGGGCATCCTCCAAAGCAGACGCAAAGGCTAAATCTAAAGCCATAAGCGCTAGATTAAAAAACAAGTGAGATAAACATGGCACGACCAAGGAAAATTCAAATGGACGATACAGAAGTTAGCACCGAAATCGAATCCCCAGTAGAAGAAGTTACTTTAGAGGTAACTCCTGAACCAAAATCTTTTGTGGTTCAAGTTGAAGATGCTGTCGTTAATACACTTAACGAAGCTGAGCTTGAGCTTGAAAAAGCGTTTGAGTTTATGTCTGAGCAAGCTAAGGCTGAGATTGAACTTGGGCGTAGTGCCATGAAGAAGTTTTTGGGTCTGTAAAAAACAATGGTCGCAGTTAAACTAAATAATTTTGGTGGGATGGTACCAGCAATAGACGACCGTCTATTGCCCCCCACTGCTGCGGCCTTGGCTCAAAACACTTGGCTTTATCATGGTACCGTTGAAGGGTTACCTTCTACGGTATCTGTTTATACGTCTACAAATCCGTTAACTCGTAAGGTGTTTCGCATACCTTTGAGTTATTATGATAAAGAACATATTCTGGATTCTGTTTGGTTAGAATTTCAAAATCCAGATGTGGATGTTATTAAATCTCCGGTTGCTAATGATAGCTATGAGAGATTTTACTGGGCTAGTTCCCAATTCTATTCTGCTGATCCACCACGTTATAATACCAGACAACGAATCATAGATGGGCAGTCTCCATTTTTGCTTGGGATTCCCACACCTGCTAAAGCACCATATGTATCTCGCATATCGGGAACGTACAGCTTTAATCCTGATTATTTTAATTTGCATGTTGGGGGTGGGTCTGCAAAGCTATATTACAATACTAACTTTGCCCCAGATGCTGATACGTTCCAAAACGGAATAGTCCCAAAGGTAAGTAACTACCTTAAATACAAACTGTCGGGTAGCCGTGCTTCGTTAAAATACGGAACAGTGTCTGCCGGTGTTCGAGTAACCATTAGCGACACTGGGGCTATAACTGTCGGTATTCCGCCAAAAAGTAGCACACCCGGCGCAGCTACCCCTTCAACTGGTAATGGTATCTTAGAAACTCGAGCATATGTTTACACATGGGTTAGTGCTTACGGCG